TGCTGCAATTGATGCGGGATTAAACGCAATAAGAATTTGCCCCATATGAAAAGATGTCCTAATTACCTCAAAAGTATAAATTATTGATCCTTTCCAAAATTGATACATATTCGCATAATTACACAAAGCTGTCTGATTATAAGTACGCGTACCTGAATCCGTATAACGAGGACAGTAGTTAGGAGAAACTCTATAACGCGCCAGTGAAGTACCAGCAGCCATACTAGTGTTATAACTAATTACGTCCAATCTAGATTCGATCTTGCATCGCTCAACAACATCAACTATATTCATCATACGACCTAATTTAAACATCGCATTCTCATCCTGAGCTTTATCGCCAGTAAAAGCAACTTGCGTACTATTACGTTGATGTGGCATGGAAAAATCAGGATCCCCATGGGGCTCCATTTCCTGCACAGCCTTAAAAGTCGCTTCATTAACAAATGTTCGTATACTACCTACTTCAACTTTAGCTGCTCTACTATACAACAAAAATTGCGTCCTAATCTTGTGAAGTTCCTTATGATCATTAACGATCTTATTACACTGATTTAACCTAATTGCTATATTAGACGTGTCAACAAACATTCGCTCTTTTTGTTGGGGCAAAGTCATAACACTACTTTCATTTTTATCACATAAGTAGAAAACTCCACCCACTAATTTATCCATGTTTTTACACAATGTTAGCAAATGCATACACGCCTCCCTAATCTCTATAGTATGTTGGTGAGTCCACAATCCAATCATGTGATGTACATTCTCTACACACTCTTTAAGATAGATATGTATCAAAACAGATACATGATATTCCTCGTCACTTTCAGACAGGGGCATTTCTTGCACTGCTCTCAGATCTTCCTCTGAGTCAGTCAAACCTGGTATATCAAACGAAACACTCTTCCCAGAATTACTAGAAGACACCGACGATGCATCATCTACAAAAAGAACATCAACATCGCTACTGCAATCAGAACTAGTTGGTACACTGTCATGTACACGATGCATACACCAACAATCCTTTTCAGGTAGTTGTGTATACGGGCAACAGGGAAAAATCTTTTTAACTCTTTTCCACATTTTCTGCAACTTTGTCTCCAAAATTTCATCCTCACTCTCACAATGCGGCTCAACACACACTACACACGGACGACGTCGCTTATCCTTCCACAGTAGTGGATTGTTACGATCCACCACTTGTGCAGGTAAACCTTCCAACACTTCTTCATCGCACGATTCAGAGTCTTGTCGTATCACAGCATAAGCCTTCCACTCAGGTTGTGTCTTCCGACTCTGAAACAGCTTGTCCAAATATTGTTGTCGTGCCTCAATCATAAACGACGGTCCAGTATGTACCAAACCAGCCGCTTCCTTCTGCTGTGCAATACGTTCTCTCTCTGCATTCCACTCAAAATACCGGTTCCTCTTAGCTTTCTTAACCTCATTACGAAACGTGCGCCAATTCAAATACGCTGCGTTTCGCTCACGTCGGTACTGCCGCCATTCGGCACTTCCACTCTTAAAGTGGGTTTGTTGTGTTTTTTCCACTGGCGAGTTTGTTGTTCCAATAACGTTATTCATTGTTCGTGAATCCATCATTGCTATCAACGGCTAGGAATTTCGCCTAACCCTTCTATTTCTGATTTTCAAAGTTTTAAACAATAAACAAAACAAGTCTTAGTCCGATCGCAACCGGAAAGAGTGTCCCATCCACAAATAACATCGCTGGCGCTTCTCCAGCTTAATGTAGAGTCGAACGTTGCTACGTCACTGTCAAGCCGCGGGTTCTTTGATACTTGACCCGAAGCGTGTTACAATGATTTCATCAACTTTCGAACTGACCTACACCGCTTCCGTCCACGTACTCCAGTTAGTCATAAGCTTCAGTAAGACTCAACCCTCGCCAAAAGATTGAGTTAGACAGGCCTTTGCAGGAACGCCTTTTACTCTCACTTCTAAAACAACAATTACACATTGACAAAACAGTACAAACATAAATTAAAACAAATCCCTTAAACTATATCAAGTGGGAATCACAGCAATACTATGTGTGGTATGACTCAAGCAAAACGAGACAAAACATAAAAGTCAGAATGAGGATATTAGTATAAATACTAAAGTCCACAAAAATGATCGAAACATTATAAATAATGAGTCGTTCAAATTAGCCGTGCCACGGCAAACGGTTAAAATAGGGTGTAAATA